TCACCCATCACCTTGGGTCCAGCCTCACAGACGTCTGTATTTTTGCTATGGGTCCCTACCCCTAAAAATTTCGCAAAAAAAATTTTACGGATGGGTTTTTGGAGGGTAGTATTCAGATAAATTACCCGGAGCCATGCCCCATGATGCGAAGACGTAGACCTTTAATGCGCCAAGAGGGAGGAACGACCCAAGGTTCACGATTCAACGCCCCTATGATTGGAAACGTTTCTGAAGCTGGGCGTAGTAGTTTATCTGGAATGTCGATACAGGATTTATTGGCAAGGCTTGAAGCACCTACGGTTCCTTCTCGTTATGCGGAAGGTGGCAGAACTTATTCTGATAATGACTTATTGATGCTTTCTCCGCAGGATGAAATGCAGGCTGAGTACGACGCTGAAATTGCTGGTTTGGGCAGTGGTACTGGGTTAGGTGGTTTTTTCCAAGATTTGTTATATGGAGGTATGGATCCGGAAGAACTTTCCGAGTTAGATTTTACTCCTGAGTTTATGCAAGATTTGCCCGAGGTTCCTGAAGAGGTAGAAATCGCGATGAGTATCGTCGGCCCCGGTAAGGGGAAGGGGATTAGTTCGTTAATTGGTAAGGCGGGTGAACTTAAAGGGTTAGGTAAAAAATTAGTTGATTCTACACCGTCCCCACGGGAAAGCGAAATGAAGATCATGCGGGATATGCTTAGAAATCCTAAAGCGGATAATGTCTTCGATAAGAAAATGGATTCCCCTAAATCTCAGCTAGATAATCTAGCTTCACGTACATCTAGGTCAGCTGGAGACGATTACGCTGAAAAGTTAATGATAAAAAGAGATAGTCTTGAGGGGCAGTTAATGCAGGACCGTCTTGAGCCACGGACTCGACGAAGATTAGAAAGCGAGTTACGGGATGTTTTACGGGACATAAATTTCTTTACTCGAAAGGCAAGACTCCAAGAGCCGTTAGGTATCACACCTAAATCAACATTTGGTCCCCCTAAAATGGCGGCGGGCGGTCGTCCCGGATTATATGCAAATATCCACGCGAAGCGTAAGCGTATTGCAGCCGGTTCTGGTGAGAGGATGCGTAAACCCGGATCGAAAGGTGCACCGACAGCAGCGAACTTTAAGCAGGCTGCAAAAACTGCAAAACGCGCAGGGGGTGGGCATTTAATGAATACGGGTTATTACGGCAAATCGTACAGATAAGGAATCGAAATGTCTTGGACGGATATTGCGAATATTATATTAACGGTTGGGCAAACTGCGTATCAAGCCCGCGAACAGCGTAAAGCACAGGAAGAGGCGCAACGGGCTAATTTAATTGGTCGGTTAACTGTTGAAGGTCAGGCTCCGCAATTAGTTTCAGGTGCTCAGATGATTTCTGATGAGCCGATTATGGGAAGCGATGTATCGCAAATATTAGCTAGTTTGCAGTACGATCCCAATGCAGGGTTTTCGCAGGGAGGCGGTGGCGAAGCGCCAGAGATCCCCCCTGAATTATTAGCTGCATTAATGGCAGAACAACAAGGGCCACAGTTCGCGGCAACAGGTGGGCCGGTCGGTAAACCTGACGATACTTATTATTTTACTGTTGAAGATATACAGGGGATGATGCAAGAACCTGATCCGATGATGCAGGCTGTCGGCGCTGGGTTAATGCAGCAGATGCCACCGGGCGGTGGTATGGTGCCAGCGACTCCGGGACAGATTCAGATGATGGCTAATGGTGGCCAGCCGTTATATCGTAACGAGGGTGGTAAAACTAATATAATGACAACAGACTTACGAGACGTTGGGCCTGATTACGATGAGATCGTAATGTTAAACTCTAGCGATAGCGATGAGTTAGTCGAGGGTGTTGATTATTTTAATATTGGAGGTCAATTCTTTTGGCCATGGGAGTTACAAGCGGCTATACCAGAAGGGTTCCAAAATGCCAAAAAGACTTCAAAGTTTCTTGAAAGTTTACCGGAAAAACCCAGTATAAAAGAATTGCTTCGTTTAAAAAATTTAGCGACTTCGGGACAGCTTCAGATGATGTCTAACGAAGGAATACCTAGAGCTAGACTTAACGACCGTGAACGCGATCTTCTGGATAGACTAAAAGAGGGTGATAATTTGTCTAGTGAAGAACTAAATCAAATTACACGGTTTGTTGATGACCGCATTGAAGAAGTACCTATTCGACGGCAGGAGGGTGGTATAACCGCCGTAAAAAAGTTTAATCCGTTATACCGAGAAGACGGTGGGATAAGCGATGAACGCTTATCAGATATTTTTAATCGTAGTCCTTACGGAACAGGGGTTCCTATGGATATAGGATACGATAAAGAATCGGCACTAACTCCAACAGATGCCGCCGCAATTATAACTAGTGGTGTTCCTGTGGTTGGAGATATTTTAGGGTTAGTTGCAGACGCTGATATGTATGCTCGAGACCCTGAGTCTAGGAATATTTTAAATTACGTTTTAAGCGTAGCGTCGATGTTGCCGATTATTCCTGCAGCATCACTATTAAATAAACGTGATACGTCGACTATGGTTCCAGACGATCCTGAAGAATATTTACAAGGATTGTTGCAAGAAGAGCAAGCCAGCGAACTTAAAGGGCTTTTATCGGAAGTTCCATTTAGTGGAAAACTTTCGAAAAGGGAGTTCGATAAAAGATTAAGACGCCACGAGCAGTACTTAGAGGATTTAGAAAAAACGACAGGGTTAACTAGGCAACAACGTTTAGACAGAGACTACCCTGTAAGCGTTTACCATGGTACAAATTCTGCAGACGAGATCGACAATTTCGATCCTTCGTTATATGCTAACAAAGGAACGTTTCTAACAGAATCCCCGGCGTTAGCTTTTAGTTATGGCAACTCTGTAATGCCTTTACGAATAAATGATTCAGGCTTTGCTGTTGTAGACTTTAGAGGCAATAATTGGAATAATCCCCCGGAAGATGCGACATTGCGATTACCTGACGGAACGGAGATATTTTTAAAAGATTCTAACGTTTTTAACACAGATGATATTGCGAGTCTTGCAGAAAAATTAAACATCCCCGGTATTCGATTAAAAAATATTGTTGATATTGGGTCGGATTCTAATCTTAAAGGCCCAGACTTTCGTGAGGAGTTAATTGAGTACGGAGAAAACCTCGAAAAGTATGATCAGTTTATTGTTATGGATTCTAGTCGAATAAGGTCTACTTCAGCGAAAGCAGATCCAAAACGAAAGAGTTCCGAAAACATTTTAGCGGCAATAGCCCCAGTAGGGGTTGGGTTAGGAGGAAGTGCTTACCTTGTAAGTAGCCGTTCTCCAATTACAAACGAAGACGAAACTTAGGAGTATTTATGAAAAGACAAGGCTATAACGCACGACTCGATGATTCTTTAGGATCGAAAAACGGCAAGAAAAAGCAGTCGATGAAATCTCGTCGAAAGGAAAGCAAGGGTACTGAAATGGCTATGGGTAAGCCTGCCTATTCAGGCGATGCAATGATGATGAACTATGGCGGTAGTCCTAAGAAAATGAAAAAGGGCGGTAAAACTTATCGCGGCGCTGGCTGTGAAATACGCGGCTAATGTCTAATAAAGTTTTAGAAGATCTTCGCAATGTAGACTTATCTTACTTATCAAAGGAAGAAGCTAAAGAGTTCACGATTCTTTTAGAAGAACTTGAAAAGCGAGAACGTCAAGAAAAGTCTGCCGCGAGCTTTTACGACTTTGTGAAGATGATATGGCCCGAGTTTATCGCGGGCGCACACCACAAACGAATGGCCGAGGCTTTCGATAAGATTGCCTCAGGCGAATCGAAACGTCTAATTATTAATATGCCTCCTCGACATACGAAGTCTGAATTTGCTTCGTACTTGTTTCCTGCATATTTATTGGGTAAACGTCCCAAGTTAAAGATTATCGAGGCAACACACACGGCTGACTTAGCTATAAACTTCGGTCGTCGTGTTCGTGACTTGATTGAAAGCGAAGAGTATGCAGAGGTTTTTCCCGGTACTCAGCTAAAAGCTGACTCTCGTAGCGCCGGTAAGTGGAATACGATGCAAGGGGGGCAGTACTATGCGGCGGGTATTGGTGGTGCATTAGCTGGTCGTGGTGCTGATTTGTTTATTATCGACGATCCGCACTCTGAACAAGATGCGTTTTCGGATAAAGCGTTGGACGAAGCCTACGAATGGTATCAAACAGGCCCTCGACAGCGTCTTCAGCCGGGAGGAGCTATCGTTGTTGTAATGACTCGTTGGTCTAAAAAGGATGTAACGGGTCGTTTAATTAAAAAGATGACTCAAGATAAGGGCGGGGATAAGTGGGAACTAATAGAGTTTCCTGCGATACTACCTTCCGGTAAACCGTTATGGCCTGAGTTTTGGAGTCTTGAAGAATTAGAAGCAACTAAATCGTCTATTCCTCCGTCAAAATGGGCTGCTCAGTATATGCAGCGCCCAACTGGGGAAGGTATTTCAATTATTCCAAGGGATTGGTTTAAAGTTTGGCCACAAGATCAACCTCCTTCTTGTCAATATTTAATACAAAGTTACGATACTGCGTTTTTAAAATCTGAACGAGCCGACTTTACTGCGATAACAACGTGGGGAGTGTTCTATCCTGAAGGAAAAATTGGAGAAGATCTGTATACGGGCGAAGAAGCCCATATTGTTTTATTAGATTGCGTAAAAGAGCGGTTCGATTTTCCTGAATTAAAGCAAGAAGCTCTGCGGTTATACGAATACTGGAACCCTGATTCGGTAATTATTGAGACAAAAGCCTCTGGAATCCCGTTAACACAGGAGTTAAGGCGATTAGGTATTCCGATTAACACATATTCACCTAACAGAGGGCAAGATAAGATCGCAAGATTAAATTCTGTTAGCCCTATTTTCCAAGATGGCAAGGTTTGGGTGCCTGAGACACGTTGGGCCGAAGACTTAATGGACGAAATTAGCGATTTTCCTAACGGTGAGAACGATGATTTGGTTGATGCGACAACATTAGCCTTAATGCGGTTCAGAACGGGTGGATTTTTGCAGTTAAAAAGTGATTTTTCGGAAGAAGAAGAGTATTATCCGAAACTTAGGGTATATTATTAACAAAAATCTAGGTAAGGTTGCCAATTATGGCTGATATGCAAGATTATTTAGACGATTCTTTCGCCGAAATTGAAATTGAAGGGGTTCCAAACTTCGAAGACGGTGTAGAAATCTTTTTTAACGAAGAAGGCGAAGGAACTTTAGGGTTTGACCCTGACGAAGAGTTCGAAATAGATTTTAATGACAACCTTGCAGAGTATTTAGACAACGGTGAACTTGGAAAAATCGGTTCTAAGTTAATTTCTGCGTATGAAGACGATTTACATTCTCGACAAGACTGGTACGAAACATTTAAGGACGGTCTTGAGTTATTAGGTATAAAATCAGATCCTAGAAGCGAGCCGTTCCAAGGTTCAAGTGGTGTTTATCACCCTTTACTTGCCGAAGCGGTAACTCAGTTTCAAGCGCAAGCCTATAAAGAATTATTACCTTCTGGTGGACCTGTCGACACCCAAGTTATGGGTAAAGTTACTGATCCGAAGTTGCTTCAAGCAAATCGTGTCAAGAACTTTATGAATTATCAAATAACTTACAAGATGGAAGAGTTTGATCCAGAAATGGATCAGCTTTTGTTCTATCTTCCGCTTTCCGGTTCTGCTTTTAAAAAGTCTTACTATGATCCAACTATAGGTCGTGCGGTTTCTCGGTTTATTAAATCCGAAGATCTTGTAGTTCCTTACTATACGACTGATCTAGTTTCAACGCCTCGAATTACGCATGTGTTACACATGACCGAAAACGATTTGTTAAAGTTAAAGCGATCAGGCTTCTATCGAGATACTCCAACAACGTCTCCGGGGCTAACTCAAGAGTCTGTCGTTCAAGAAAAGATTGACGAGCTTGATGGGTTAAGTCCGTCTAATTCAGATAGAGAGTTTACGTTGTTAGAAGTACACGCTGAGTTAGATGTGCCGGGTTTTGAAGATACAGACGATATGGGAGAACCCACAGGTATTGCATTACCGTATATCGTAACTATCTGTCGAGATACGCGTGAAGTTTTAAGTATTCGCCGTAATTACGATGAACAAGATCCTTTACGAAAAAAGATCGAATATTTCACGCACTTTAAATTTTTACCCGGATTAGGTTTTTACGGATTCGGACTTATCCACATGATTGGAGGCGTTACTAAATCAGCTACGTCTATTTTACGACAGTTAATTGACGCAGGGACATTAGCTAATTTACCTGCAGGGTTTAAGTCTCGCGGATTAAATATTCAACGTGCAGATGATCCTATCCAACCCGGAGAATGGCGAGATGTAGATACTCCGGGAGGAACAATCCGCGAATCGTTTATGCCGCTTCCCTATAAAGAACCTAGTGGCACATTAGCAAACTTATTAGGTGTTCTAGTTGATTCTGGAAAAAGGTTTGCATCCGTAATTGATCAAGGCGGTGCCGAATCTAATCCTAATGCTCCTGTCGGTTCTACGATAGCTACGCTAGAACGAGGTCAGCGAGTAATTTCTGCAATCCATAAACGATTGCATTACGCTCAAAAAACTGAGTTTAAAATATTAAAGAGAATTTTCGGGGAGGTATTGCCTCCTGAATACCCATATCAGGTACAGGGAGCACAACAAACCGTATTCAGAGAAGACTTTAGCAATCAAGTTGATGTCATTCCTGTATCTGATCCTAATATCTTTAGTACTACCCAACGGATTATTTTAGCGCAAACACAGTTACAGATGGCGCAAAGTGCTCCGCAAGTGCACAATCTAAAAGCAGCTTTTCGTAAGATGTACTTGGCTTTAAACATTAAAGATATTGATGACATTCTTTTACCCGACGTTCAGCCAGCGCCTAAAGATCCAATACAAGAAAATCAAGATTCTCTTAACAACGTTCCAATGCAAGCATTTATACAGCAGAATCATGATGCACATATTCAAACGCATTTGTCATTTAGTCAAAACCCTGCAGCAGCTCAAAACCCTGCGGCTGTTCAAGCGTTAAACGCGCATATACAGCAACACCAAGCATTAAAGTACCGAATACAAGTAGAACAATTACTTGCTCAGCAAGGTATTCAACTACCTCAGCCGGGACCAGATGGTCAAATGCCACAAATACCTCCAGAGTACGAAAACCAGATCGCTATCGCAGCAGCACAAGCTACACAGCAGATCACTGGTCAAGAGCAAGCATTGCAACAAGCGATGGAAGTTCCCGATCCCCAGCGTCAAATGTTCGAACAGCAAATGGCACTAGAAGCTGAAAAGTTAAGGCTTCGTGAAAAAGAGGTTGATCAAAAAGCTCAACTTGAACTTGAAAAGATTGACTCTCAAGAGCGCCAAACTGATGTCAAAATTGCAGCAGACTTACGCGAAGTAGAGCTACGGGATGAAAGATCCGCAGATACGAATTTAACTAATCTTGCGCGTATAGTTAAAGAATCTAGGGAACAGCAATAATGAAAGGTGTTAAAAGAGGCCCTCCTCCTAGAAAGGGGCCTGTAAGTCAAGGTTTAAAAAAGCGAGGTAAAAAACGATGAGGTATGAAAGCAAACAGTACCCCGGTCCGGGGGACAAGCGCCCGAAGAAAGTAAGCGTAGATTCTATGTCTGCTTCTGATAAAGGGTTTGCTCAGGCTAAAGACTGTAAAATTGGTGTAGTTTCTGAGCTTGGAAAACAGAAAAAGATTAAAGGAGTTGGTGCTGCAACTAAAGGCACTTCTTTCACAAGTTACATAAATTAATTTATGGACTTTATTAAGTATTCTGAGTTTTTACTCAAAAAGATTCGTGAGCGCCAAGAGGTTCTCACGCATACGCTTGCTTCGGGAAGCGCCCAAGACTTCGCTCAGTACCAACGTATTGTTGGGGAAATTTCAGGTTTAAATTTCACTGAGCAAGAAATAGTAAACCTGCATTCAAAAATGGAAGAGATCAATGACTGAAGTACCTGACCGTGTATTAAATTTTGGTTCCGATGGCGAATTCGCGTTAGAAGACGAGAATAAGCTAACTGCTGAAAATTTAGAGTCTCACGCTGATAAACTTCCCGTACCTACGGGATATAGAATGTTAATTCTGCCATTCGAGCCAAGCCATAAAACCCGTGGTGGAATCATGCTCGCTAAACAAACACTGGACAAAGAAAAGATTGCTACTATTGTAGGATTAGTCGTTTCTATGGGACCAAGTGCATATGCAGATGAGGATAAGTTTCCAACCGGCCCTTGGTGCAAAAAGGGGGATTGGGTAATTTTCGGAAGATATGCGGGAGCGCGTTTTCGTATTGAAGGTGGCGACATGCGTCTTTTAAACGATGATGAAATCTTAGCTGTTATTTCTGATCCTGAATCAATTCTGCAATAAGGAGGACATATGTCTGAACAACAAATAGAACTAATTTTACCAGACGAAGAAGTTGATCCACGTGAAGCTGATGTTATTCAAGAGCGTCAGCAAGATCAAGACTTCGGAGAAAAACAAACTGATCAAGCTGCTGAGTTAGAAGATTATAGTGATTCAGTTAAAAAACGTATCGATAAATTAACCTATCGGATGCGTGAAGCTGAACGCCAAAGAGATGAAGCGATTAACTTTGCTCAAAATTTACAACAAGAAAAGTCTAGTTTAACTAATAGACTTTATTCGTCGGATGCAAGCCTAATTAATGAATATAAAGCTAGGATTAATTCTGAAGCTGAAAGAGCTAGAAAAGCTCTAAGAGAAGCACAAGAGCTTGGTGATCCTGAAGCTATTGCGTTAGCTACCGAAGCTGTAGCTAAATCAGCGTTAGAAGCTCAAAATGCTGCGAAAGCTGAGAATCGACAAAAATTACAAAATAGACGACGATTAGCTAGTATTCGTCAAAATAATCAAGTAAATTCTCAGGCACAGCCTCAGCAACCTCCTCCTAGAGATGAAAAAGCTGAAGCATGGGCTGAAAAGAATTCATGGTTCGGTCAAGATCGAATTATGACAAGTGCGGCGATAGCTATTGATGATGAGCTAAAAAGAAACGGAATTGATCCGACTTCTGATGAATATTATCAAGAACTAAATGCGCAACTTAGGGAAAATTTTCCTCATAAGTTCGATAAGCCGAAAAACGTGCAATCGCAACAAGTAGCTGGTTCAAGTCGTGGGGCTAGTCCAGCAAGTCGTGGAGCACGCAAAGTGAGTCTCACACCCTCACAAATTGCAATCGCAAAAAGAATTGGTGTGCCACTTGAAGAGTATGCAAAATACGTCTAAGGAGAATAAAATGACAGATCGAGTCTCCAGATCTGCTGAATCACGAGAATCTAAAACTCGCAGAAAACCTTGGCAACCGCCTTCAATGTTAGATGCCCCTGAAGCCCCTCCGGGATATAAACACCGTTGGGTTCGTGCAGAAGTTAGAGGTCATGATGATCGAGCGAATATGTCTAAACGTATTCGAGAAGGATTTGAACCTGTGAGAGCAGAGGATTATCCGGATTTCGATGCACCAACGATCGATGATGGTAGACACGCGGGTGTGATTGGAGTTGGTGGGCTAATTCTCGCTAAAATTCCTGAAGAAACCGTAGCTGAACGAAACGCTTACTATAGAAATGTAACCGATAATCAGCTTAAAGGGGTCGACAATGATTTGATGCGAGATAGTGATCCTAGAATGCCTATTAGAAATTCAGACATTCAAAGGAACTCAAAAACGGAGTTCGGTAGTCGACGCGTTGTTGATGCCGATTAACTTTTCTCATGACTCTTTAGGAGGGTTTTAAAATGGCAAACGTAGATGCCCCTAACGGCTTTACACCCGCCTCCCACATGTATGGTGGGGTGATTAGACCCAAGAAAATGCGTATTGCAAGTGGCTATAATACTGCTATTTTTAGTGGTGATGTTGTGACGCTTTCTTCGGGTTACATAAATCAGGCTGGTGCTACAAGCACTCCCGCAGGTGTTTTTTACGGTGTGCAGTATACTGCTACCGATGGCACCCCAACTTGGTCTAATCAGTGGACCGCAAATCTCGCAACTCTAGGTGGAGCAGATGCTGAAGCCTATGTGTATGTAGATCCTGCAATTATCTATGAAGCACAATTTACCGCAGGAACTCCTGCTGTAAGTTTCATCGGTAATAAGTACACCCTTAGCACTACAGCGGGTTCAACTAATAACGGACGTTCAAAAGAAGGTGTAACTGCTACTACTAGTAGTGGAGTTGCGCTTTGTGTTGGTTTTGTAGATTCACCAAGCAATAGTATTGGTGCTTTTGCAAGAGCCTTCTTTACGTTCCCAACTAACACATTCGCAGTCTAGGGAGAGTAACTAATGGCGATTAATAGAGCACAACTCGTAAAAGAGCTTGTTCCCGGCCTTCACGCTCTCTTTGGCTTGGAATATGATAGATACGCTGCTGAGTATGAAGATGTCTTCGACACCGAAAGTTCAGAACGAGCTTTTGAGGAAGAAGTCATGCTAACAGGCTTCGGCGAAGCACCAGTTAAAAGCGAAGGTAGCAATGTAACTTATGACACTGCACAAGAGTCATATACTGCTCGCTACACGCATGAAACTATTGCTTTAGCGTTTTCACTCACTGAAGAAGCTATCGAAGATAATCTCTACGATACCCTTTCTTCTCGGTACACTCGCGCTCTTGCGCGATCTATGATGCAGACTAAAAACATTAAAGGAGCTAATGTATTGAACAATGCGTTCAACAGCAGCTTCTTAGGTGGTGACGGTAAGGAGCTTTGTGCTACTGACCATCCGACTGTATCTAACCAAACTCAGTCTAATGAGCTGTCTACAGCTGCAGACCTTAACGAAACTTCATTAGAGCAAGCCTTAATTGATATTGCTGCTTTTGAAGATGAGCGTGGTCTGAAGATTAATGCACAGGCTCGTAAGCTGATTATTCCTTCAGCCCTTCAGTTCGTGGCAGATCGTCTGCTTCAAACTCCGGGTCGCGTAGGAACAGCTGACAATGATATCAACGCTATCCGAAACATGGGAATGATCCCTGAAGGATACGTTGTGAATCATTTCTTGACGGATACTGATGCTTTCTTCTTGAAGACTGACGTTCCTAATGGACTGAAACACTTTGTCCGTACTCCCGTATCAACGAACATGGAAGGTGATTTTGAAACCGGAAACGTTCGCTATAAGGCCAGAGAACGCTATAGCTTTGGCTTTAGTGACTGGCGTGGTATTTTCGGGTCTCCCGGTGCGGCATAATTAAGTGGGGGGGTATATCCCCCCCTTTATTTCTGGGTATAATAAGTTTTAGTGACTGCCCCAGCAGACGTTTACGAAGACACTAAGACGAATCCTTTCGTAAAGAGGTGAATATAATGGCGCAAACTACTTTTTCTGGACCCGTTAAATCTTTAGCTGGTTTTATTACTGCTGGCGTTAACAGCAGCATTAGCTTATCTGCTGACACAACTTTAACCGTTGCGGCTCATGCCGGTAAAATTATTATGTTGAACGATGCAGACGGCAAGTTTACTTTGCCTTCTATCTCTTCAGCCACTCCTACTGACCCGACAGCCCCTGATCAAGCAAACAACATTGGCGCGTCTTTCTTTTTCTATGTTGAAACCGCAGCAACCGATCTTGACATCTTGACTGACGGCACTGACAAGTTTGTTGGTGCGGCTATAGTTGCTGTTGATGATGGCGCGAAGAAAGCATTCGTTCCTGCTGCATCTAACGATGTAATTACTTTAAACGGTTCTACCAAAGGCGGTATTGTTGGAAGTGTTATTAAAGTAACTGCTATCGATACTGCGACCTACTTGGTTCATGACTCTTTGCTGATCGGAAGTGGAACGATTGTTACGCCTTTTGCTGACGCTTAATTAATTTAGGAGAATAACTATGGCTGATGCAGTCTCAACGACTACCATCTCCGACGGTCTCCATCGTGCAGTTATTCAATTTACTAACCTTTCGGACGGCACTGGTGAAAGTGCCGTTACGAAAGTTGATGTAAGCAGTCTCGCTGCAAAATCAGATGGAACAGCTTGTTCTGGGGTTACTATAGAAAAAATCGCTCATTCAATAACAGGCTTTACTCAAGTTCAGTTATTGTGGGGAGCTACAGTAAATACTATTGCGATTGCTTTAGCAGAGTCAACTAATGGCCATATGGATTTTTGTGACTTTGGAGGACTAGTTAATACTTCTGGGGCTGGTAAAACCGGGGACATAAAATTAACAACACTAGGAGCTGCTGCGAACGATACCTATGTGATTGTTCTTAATCTATTGAAGCATTACTAATATGGCAACTTCGGGAACTAGAGACTTTAGTTTAAACGCGGCTACTGCGATTGAAGAGGCGTTTGAATTAGCAGGACTTGAATACCGTACTGGCTACGACGGTGTCACGGCTAGACGATCTATGAATATTATGTTTGCAGATTGGTCTAATCGTGGTATTCAGCTTTGGGAAGTTGAGCAAGTTTCATTAACGTTAACTCAAGGACAAGTTTCTTACGATCTAAATGAATATGACATCGATATTTTAGATGCTATTATTCGACGGAACGTTAATTCTCAACAAACTGATTTTCAAATTGATCGCATAGATCGAAATGAATATTTAAACATTCCTAATAAGAATACTCAGGCAAGGTGTACTCAATATTATGTTGAGCGAACAATTACACCTAAGCTGTACGTTTGGCCTGCTCCGGAAAACTCGACGGATGTTTTAGTTTCTTCTCGTTGGAAAAGAATTCAAGATATTAGTGCAGCAGTTAATGATGTAGATATCCCAAGTAGATTTATGCCTTGTTTAGTTTCTGGGTTAGCTTTTTATATCGCTTTAAAAAAGAATCCTGAAAAAGCACAGTTATTAAACGGTATTTATGAGCAAAACCTACTTAACGCATTAAGGTACGATGAGGATCGATCTTCAGTTCATTTAGTTCCTCAGCGTAGCTATGTCTAATGTCTTACGCATTAGGGAAGTTTTCATACGGAGTTTGCGATAGATGCGGGTTTAGAACTCGGTATTTACAGATGAGAATGGAGTGGACAGGTTTTAAAGTTTGTCATGAATGTTACGAGCCTAAGCACCCTCAGCTAGAACCACCTCATCACCCAACTGACCCGGAAGCGTTAAGACAGCCTAGACCAGAAATACCTTTACCTCAGTCTCAATTAGGAGTTGTTAGAACAACGGGGCCTCAAACCACTACACCATTAGGCGTAGATATTGGAGGATCTATTTCGAGTACTGCGGATCCTATAGGTACTGCGTTTGACGGTGTTTTTGGAACTGGTGAAATTGGGTCTGTAACGGTGGTGAACTCATGAGCTTTACTTACGCAGAATTAAAAACAACGATACAAGATTATTGTGAAGTTTCAGAATCAACATTTACTTCTAATCTTCCTGTGTTTATTCAAGAGGCAGAGGAACGAATATTAAAAGCCGTTGAACTACCTGTTTTTCGTAAAAATGTAACAGGTACAGCAGAAGGTGGAAATCCTTATTTATCGATGCCGACTGATTTCTTAGCTCCATTAAGTCTCGCGGTAATTTCGTCTAACGAATATACATACTTATTATTTAAACACGTTTCGTTTATGCGGGACTATTCTCCAAATCCTAATACAACAGGATTACCCTTATATTTTTCACAATTTGATGATACAACTTTCTTACTTGCCCCTACTCCTAATCAACCAAGTGTAGGGGTAAATTATACTTTTGAGTTGCATTATAAATATCGCCCAGCTTCTTTAACAGCTGGGGCTGAATCTGGGACAACATGGCTTTCAACTAATGCTCCAAACGCTATTTTGTACGGGTCTTTAATCGAAGCAGTTAATTTTCTTAAAGCTCCTGAAGAACTAGCTAACTATGAACAGCGATTTCAAGAATCCTTGTTAGGCTTAAACAAGTTGGGAGAAGGCTATGGCCTTAGAGATGAATACCGTTATGATATCTCGAGGACAGGCTAATGTTTAACGTTGCTGTAGAAACCTCTATTGGACAAGTAAAAGTTCAAACAACTTCTAACAGAGGGTTTACTTCAGAAGAGATTGCTTTAAACGCAGTAGATAAAATAATTAGTATTAGTGAAACAGCTCAACCAGAGATAAAAGCTCAAGCTGAGGCGTTTAAAGAACGCATGTACTGGGTTATCGTATCTGCATGCAATCAGGCAATAAAAAGCGATAGGACAACGTTGTACAACTTATTTAAATCTAACGGTCATGCAGATATGGCTGAAATATTGAGGACTTTATAATGGCAATTACAACAGCAATGTGTACTTCTTTTAAGAAAGAATTATTAGAAGCAAAACATAATTTTTTAGCTTCAGGAGGAAACACCTTTAAATTGGCTTTATATACGTCTAGTGCAACTTTAGATGCCTCAACTACGGCTTATAGTGCAACTAACGAGGTTTCCGGTACAGGGTACACAGCGACAGGAGCTGCATTAACTAACGTAAATCCAACGAGCTCAGGAACTACCGGGTTCACAGATTTTGACGATCTTACGTTTTCCAGCAGTACTATCACAGCAAATGGGGCATTAATTTATAACGACACTGCAAGTGGCGATCCTGCAGTTTGTTCTTTAGCCTTCGGTGGGGATAAAACGTCTACCTCGGGGGATTTTACGATTCAATTTCCTACAGCAGACGCTAGTAACGCAATTATAAGAATTGCATAGGACTAACATGTGGCCGACATCATTGTTGCATTTGAAGGCTGGAATAGCTCATCTCACGGATGGGGCGAAGGCCCTTGGGGTGAGGGTGTTGCACTTCCGGGAGCAACAGGTTCAATCGGGTCAGTTACAGTCACCGCAGATGCTAATACGTCTGTTACCGGAGTTGCTGCCACAGGGGCTATTGGGTCAGTTGAAATACTGGCTGACGCAAATGTGGAAGTTACAGGTGTTGCTGCCACCGGAGCGATTGGAAACGTCACAGTCACCGCAGATGCTAATACGGCTGTTTCAGGTGTTGCTGCCACCGGAGCGGTTGGAAGCGTTACGGTATCGGCTAATGCAGATGTCACTGTATCAGGGATTGCCGGAACAGGATCAGTTGGAAGCGTTACGGTTACAGCCGACGCGAATATTATTCCAACAGGCGTTTCTGCGACAGGTCAGGTCGGGACTGTTACGACAAGAACAGATAACGTTTTCCCGGTTACAGGCGTTTCTGCGACAGGTGAGATCGGGACTGTTAGCTTTATTGGTAATGTCACTGTTGTACC